GGACCGGCCCAGCTCCTCGACGAGTTGCTCGCGGATTCGCGGCAGCGTCCTGTCCGCCCACTGGCCGAACTTGCCCGTGCCGGGGACGGCAGCCACCTCGGGGAAGTAGGCAGCCCCGCCGCCTTCCGCCCCAATCAAGGCCACCTTGCCCATGAGGTACGGGTACTTCTTGGCCATCGTCATGGGCACCCGCAGCATGGATGCGTTCTTCGGCTTGCGGACCTTCACGCCGTTCTCGATCCACCAAGCGTGATACCCAAGCCCGCCCTTCTTAAACTTCTCGCCACGGCGGAAACCGAGCACGGCCGTCTGGGTCTTGCCGCGGACCTTGGCCTCCGTGAGTACGCCCACCGACCGCTTCAGGTTGCCCGTCGGCCCCTTGGCAACCAGGGCTTTGACCTCGGGGATGTACGGCTTGGTGACCTTCTTGACGCTAGACGCCAGGTACTTCTTCTGGACGCCGACCCGCAGCCCGTCAAAACGCTTGAGCACGTCTTGGATGTCCGATGCACTTGCGCTGACTTGGAAGGCCATTAGTCCGTGACCTCCGCCACCAGTAGTTCGTGCTCGGCCCGGTAGCCGCGCTCCACCACGCTGGTGATCTCGAACGTGCGACCCTCGCAGACGATCCGCATCTTGGCTTTCAGCCCCGGCGTGTAGTGCAGCATCACCTTGTGGGTTACGTCGGAGCCGGTCGCCATGGCCGACACGCTCTCTGATCCCGACAGCGGCATGATGCCCACCCACCGAGTAGCGAACGTCGCCCACGACAGGATCGGCTCGCCGATGGCGTTGGCCGACTCCGTCGGAGTCTGGATCGTCGCCAGCCGGTTGAGCGTGCCCGTCTTCATGTACCAACGACCACCAGCGTAAAGCTCGCCGTCCCCGAGTACGCCGAGACGTTGAAGCCCGCCGTGCCGCCGCCACGGGCATCCGACAACGCAACACGGCTCGCGGAACTGATCGCCGCCCCCGACCCGGACGCCTCAGCACAGCGGGCCGCAGCCGAGGCAGCGAAGGCGAACCGGTCCACTGTCGCGAGCGTCACGAGCGATCCGTCCGCGTCCCGGTACGTGCTGGGGGCCACAGCAATCGCCACAGAGGCCGTGCCGCAGGTGCCAGCGACAACCACCACCTTGCCAGCCGTGTAGGCGTCCGTGCTCGTCAACGCGATCCGCTGGACGCTCTGCACCGCTGTGCTCGTCGCCGAATCCGTGAAGCCCACGTCGATCGCGATCCGTCCCTCGAGACTCATGCGTACTGCCTCCAGCGGAGGTTGGCCAGCAGGGCCGATACGGCCATTTCCAGTTCACGGCCGACGCTGCCCACGGCTTCCCGGTTCGCGTACCAGTGACCCACCAACATCTTGATCGCATGCTTCGCCGGCGTCGGCACGTTCGCCGATCCACCGTAGCCGGCGAGGTATGTCACCTGAACGGCCTTGTCGTCGAGCCGCACGCTCGGCCAGTTCTCCAAGTACTTCGGGTAAACGAGCGAAGGGACGTGGTCGCGGTCCAGGCGGAACTGCTGCGTTCCGGACTGCGCCCACGTCAGTGTTTGCGTGGTGCCCCCCTGGTCCACGTAGGAAATAGTCACCGTGGCGCTCGCGGCCGTCGCGTTCAGGCGGACGGGCGGGCGCGGAAGCCCAATCCGCAAATCCACGAAGTCGTCGAACGCCACGGTGTATTGCTTGTCGGCGAAGGTGCGGTCGCAGTAGTCCTCGCACCAGGCGGTCGCCGTGTCGATCAGAACGCCGATGTAGTCATCGTCGGTCGTCATATCGACGATCCGCAGATGCTCCTTGGCCTCGGCCACCGACACGGGCCGATCGCCCGACCCGCTGGCCGTCGCAACGATGAGCGACCGGTAGTTGCTACTTGCCCGCACGGCGTCGCCTCCCAGCCTTGGCGTAGGGTGCCTCGGCTCGCTCGACCTCCTGCGGCTCGTCAGCCACGGCGAACCGGATCTGCGGCTGCTCGTCACGCACGGCGTAGCCAGAACGCACCAGCATGTCCGCCAGGCCGCCAGTCACGTCCACGACCTGCCCCGTCTTGTAGGTGCGGACCGGTCGAGTGATCCGCACCGAGACCGTCGGGTACTGCGTGCTGCTCATTGCCACACCTTGTCCGGGGGTTGCCCGCCTCGATCCCAGAAATCCCCAGGATGCTGGAGCAACGGCTGCATGTTGTGGTCGGGCCATTTGAACCAGACTTCGGCATGCCCCAAGGCGACCCGCGGGCAGACGCCCAACTTCAGCCCGGCCTTCTGAGCCTCGATCCAGAAGTGGATGTCGTCGTCGATCCGGCCGTCGTCCCACCGGCCATCGGCGTTCGGTCTGCCGAAGAACCACGGGTGCGGCATCTTCTTCAAGGCCGACGCCCGCAGGAGCGTGAACCCGAAGTGAGCCGTGTTCACCGGCATGATGTTGTGATAGATCAGCTGGTCGCGGCCGATGCTCCCGGCCCGCGTGCCGTCGTCGCTCATCATCGTGAACAGCGGCTCATCGTGCCGCCGCTTCATCTGCACGGCAGCGACCACGTCGTAGTCCGACGCCGAGGCGTAGGTCAGCAGACGAGGTAGTGCATCGGGCTGGAAAATGGAATCGTAGTCGAGTGTCAGGATCCACAGCGGAGGGCCGTCAGGCTCGGGGTCGTTCTCGACCATGTCCGTGAGGACACGCTCGAGGCACTGCCCCCAGAAAGCCCCTTCCAGCCGCACGGGTGCGACTCCGTAGGGGATGAGCCCTCTAGGCCAGCAGAACATGTGGTCTTGCCAACCCAGCCTAGGAACAGAGAACGCGCAATGAACGCGAACCGGCCCCGAGCCAGTATTCAGCACAGCCGGCTTTATGCCGGCGATGGGTGAAGCAGCCGCGCCCACGGCAACCTCCTTCGAGTTGTCGAACTACTTAACCAAGGACCACGCGGTTGGTGACGTTCGCGTCCGACGCCGAATCGACGCCAGACTCGCCGCGACCCAGACGGGCCGCCACCACCACCGTGTTGTTGCTTGCGTTGCTCGTCGCAGACGAACTCGGCGTGACCGAGACCTGCACGTAACGCTTGAGACCCTTCGTGCTGACCTCGAACCGGCTGACGTTGACCGTCGCCGTGTTGCCGACGCCAGCCAGCGTGTAATCCGTGTTCTGGATCAGGCTGGCGATCGTGCCGTAGCTGCCGTCCGTGTCGGAGTGACGCAGCGAGACCACGCTCGGAGCCGCCGTGTTGGCGATCGAGCGGTAGCCCACGTCCACCGACAGCGAGTCGTAGCCGAGGCAATCGACCGCCACGGTCAGCGTGCTGGCCGAAGCGAGACCCGTAGCGTCCGTCAGGGCGACCACGGAACGAGAGTTCTGGAGATGGTTCACGGTTCAGGGTTCCTTGATGGTGCTTGGGTCAGAGGATGAGGGCCACGACCGGACCGGCGGTGTTGGCGTCGCCAACGTCCGAGGTCACCGCGTCGTAGGACACAGTGGCCTGCATGTACGTCTGATCGAATTCAACGTAGCGGTCAGTGCTCGCCCGCACGGCAACCTGCCGACGGAGGGCGAAGTGGCTGGACCGCTTCAAGTCGCCGAAGAGAGCCACGCACTGGGTAGCGGCGGCGGTCTTCCGCATGACGTTGTTGAAGAACACCGGCCAGCCCATGAACACCGGCCGACGGACGCCGTCCACGATCTCGTTAGCCATGGCACCGTTGCCGCCCAGGGCCAGCGACTGCATCGCCAGAGCGTGCATCTGCGGCGTGGTGTACCAGCCGCAGGTCGGGCTCTGCGAAGCGTAGGTCGGCAACTTGGCGATCGTGTTGGCGAAGTCGTCGATCGTCAGGGCAGTGACCGCCGTCTGGCTGGAGTCGTGGATGCCAGCGGTCAGCGTCTCGTTTTCGAACTTCCACTGGATGCCGCGGATGCCGCCGTAGGTGGAAGCCCCGGTCCCGATAAAGCCGTCTTCGTCGATTCTCTGCGCGATGGCGAGGGCAAATTCAGTTGCCACAAGCGACGCCAAATCGATAGCCGAGTCGTCGATCAGCTGGTTGGGAATGCGGGTTCCGACCCTGACTTCCTTGCTAGAGAGCAAGACGTTGTCGGTCGCCATGTCCGTCACGATCGTCTCAGCGTTGGCGCCGGTGTGGTACGCGGTATTGCCGGCGGTCCGACGCGGGATGTAGAGCGTGTCGCTCGTCATCGTCAGGTTGTTGGCCTGGGCGGGAAACGACCCATAGGCATCGACCAATCTGATCAACGTGGCCGCGAAGGTGTCAGGAATTAGCGCTCCGCCCTTGCTGTTGTCGTTGGGCGACAGGGCGCGAGCCTCGACGTGCTTCTCGTACCACGCCCGATCCTCGGCTCGGCCGAGGACGTAGCCACGAATCCAGCGACCGCAGGCTTCGGCGTCCGAAGACGACCGGAACATCGTTGCCTTGCCGCTGTCGCGGGACGGACGGGCCGCCGGCTCAACAGCAGCAACCTCGACCGGCTTCGCGGTCGCAGCAACCTTGCCGCGGAGCGACGTGATCCGCTCGGCGATGGAGTGCTCGCGGGCGAGCTCGGCCTCGAGACGCTCACCTTCGACGGCGAGCTTCTCCATCTCGGCGGCCTGCTCGGCGGAACGGTCCTCGA